GTAGTCGTTGCTCAGCGCCCAGTCCAGCCCTGCCACGTAGGTGTGGTCGGTGTTCGGCGCATCGACGTGCTGTGCGCGTACTGCGTCGGTGACGCTGCGGAACACGCCTCCGCCGTCGTCAACAAATTCTGCTAGCCACTCCTGGCGGAAGGTGCGATCGCTGACCGTTTCCCGCGCGCGTTCGAACGCCTCGCGGATCGTCGGCATGGGATTCGCGGAAGACGGCGCTTGGAAGGATGCGATGCGCTCCGAGTGCTGGCGGCCTTTGAGCCACTCGCGGTAAAACCAGTTGCGTCCTACCGGGGTCGAGATAAGCATGGCGCGGCCGCCGCGATCTGCCAGCGTCGGCTGGATAACGTCCGTCCACGATTCCTCGGAGACGCGCGACGCCTCGTCGATGATGACGAGGTCGAACGACATGCCGCGCATCGCGTCCGGATTGTCGGCGCTGTAGACAAACAGCGACCCGCCACCGGGGAACACGATTTCGCGCTCGCTGCGCCGCACGGTCAGCTTGTGCGCCACAGGTGCCACGGCACGCTCCGCAGCACGCCACAACGGGCGGCTGTTGCGATACGTCGGCGCGATCCATGCGACGGTCGCGCCGAGGTCTGCACAGGAGAGAGCGTATGACGTGGCCATAAATGACTTACCCCACCTTCTCCCCATCGCTACGATCTTGAACCTCGCCGGGCTCTCGATAATGCTCAGCTGATCGGGCCGCAAGGGAGGCAACGGCGGCGCTGTGGTCGAAGACTGTAGGTTTGATTTCGATCGCTTGCCCATCTCGTCCGCTGATCTCCTGCTGCACGCGCTCCACGTATCCGCGCGACTTGCCGAGCGTCTTCAGCGTGAAGCAGACGGCCCACGCCTCGCCGTTGATGACCGCGCGGCTCAACGCACTTTCAGCATGGTCTACTCTTTCCTCGCGCGCGCTATTCAGGATCATCTTTAGCGCAGGCGTCTTTGTGATCGTTCGGCTGAGATATTCACGCGAGACACCGAGGCGTCTCGCAGACAGCGCGACGTTGCCGAACGTCTCCATCAGCGCCGCCTCAATCATCTTTCGCGTAAGCCTAGCCATTTTTTACTCCGTGACCTGTGTGACCAGCACAGGCGTCTTGCCGGTGGCAGTTGCCCATCTCTCCAGCGCCACTGCTACGTATTCTGGCGCGATCTCAATGAGGCGACCGCGACGGCCCTGCGCTTCGCACGCCATCAGCGTCGTGCCGCTCCCGCCATACGCGTCGTAGACGACGTCGCCGGCATCGCTGTTGTTGAGCAGCGCGTTGACGACCAGCTCCACGGGCTTCATCGTCGGGTGCTCCTTGGACGCACGCGGCTTGTCGATTTCCCACACGCTGGTGCGATGCGCCCCTTTCATCGGCCGTTTATGCCGCTTCCCCCATGTAAAGAGAATAGGTTCATGCTGATAGTCGTAATCCAGTCTGCCCATCGAAAAGGTCGGTACATTCTTCTTCCAGATCAGCACATGCCGCACGGGGAGTCCGGCCTCCCACATCATGATCATCATCATGAGCCCGAGGTCGCCGTTCTGCGGTGCCGTAACAAATACAGAGCAGTCCTCGGCCATGACTATATGCTTGATGTTTTTGAAGGCTGGCAAAAGCTTTGCCTTGAGATCATCTGGAGACAACGAATCGTCTTCTATGTCTGTAAGATTCTTTCCTGCCTTATGGAAGGAATTCAGCATGCGATTTTTTTCGCCAATAGCAACGCCATATGGAGGGTCTGTAAAAATAAAAGATGCCTTTTCTCCTCCCATCAACCGCGCGACATCCTCGGCGCTCGTGCTGTCACCGCACATCAGCCGATGCTCTCCCAGCTGCCAGATTTGGCCGCGCGCCGTTCCCCACTTCGCAGCAAGCTCCGCGCCTTTGTCGATCTGCGGTTCGGCGTCTTCGAGCGATCCTCCGATCTCCGCGCCGTAGTCGAGGCCGTTTGCTTTTGCGAGGTCTGCCAGCATCTCCTGCATGGCTTCGCTGGTGGTGCTCACGTCACGAAGGAGAGCGTCGAGATTCGCCTTGTCCGCCGTAGCCATCGCTGCCACAGGATCGAGCGTGAGAAGGATTTTCTGCTCTTCTTCCTCGCTCAGCTCAACCTCGACGAACGGCACGGGCGTGTCGTCGCCCAGCTTCAATGCCTCTTCGATGCGCGCATGTCCGTCTACTACGTTGCCCGTCGTCTTGTTCACGATCACGCTTTGCACCCATCCCACGTCTCCGAGGATCCCCGTGAGCGCGTCACGCTGCGCCTTCGGGTGAATGCGCCAGTTCAAGGGATTCGCCATGAACGAGATCGCGGCTTGTTCACCGTGTCCGACGATGCGGTTCTTCCAGGTCACGCACGCCTCCCCTGCCAGAAATCTGTCAGCACACCGAGGTAAGGCGTCACATCGTAGCCGCGCCAGTTCGGATGACTGCCTACCTGGAAGATGCACGCTCCGTCGAGAACGACGGGCAGCGCTCGGCGATAGCTCAGCCACCAGCTGCACCACTGCCCGAACTGCTGGTCGTTGTATCCAGCCCACGGGAAACCACCTGCTCCAGCTTCGACGCCGGTTTCACCGCACGTGTGCACGACCTGCGACGACGATCCGCACTGCTGCCAGAACGATGCGTCGCGTCCCTCGAACCACTCAGGCGCGACGATCTCGGCATTCGCAGGCGGCGAGTCGCTGAAGCGCTTGCCCTTCGTGTAGAGGTGCCATCCGATCTGCAGACGACCGGTGTTCTGCTTCGCGTATGCGTGATACGTGTCGCGGAACGCCTGCACGATCGCGGGATTCGTGATATCAGGCGTGCCGTGCGAGAACTCGCCGATCACGAGCTTCCGCGACGGATTCTTCGCCCACATGGCTTCGCAGAATGCGCGCTCGTATTCGAAACGCTGCCGCAGCTCGTCAGGAGTCCCGTAGCAAATCCAATCGCATTCATTCGCGCACGTCGTCCACATGTTCGACGGGATGTCCTTCAGCCCAGCTCCTGCGTGATCTGCAAGCCACGTCGGATCGGGTGCGTTCTGAAACCAGAAGCGCGCGAAAATTTTCGCGTCGGGATATTTGCGCGCTGCGTCGGCGGCTCCCATGAGATTGTCCATGAACAGCACGGATCGGCATCCACGCGCGAGAGCGTCCATGCCAGCGTTCGCATCGTTGAGACACGATACGCCGAGCAGGTATTTCGCGTGCTTCCAATCCTGCGGCTGCGGCTGTGGAACAGGGGGAATCGGCGTCACATCCGTCACCCATCGCCAGCCGTCGCCGCGCACGTAACCATCTCCGACGACGACGCCTCCAGCGGTGACGCTCACCTTCGCCCACGTATATTCGCCGACGCGCACGGTGGAATTTACCGTAAATTCGACGCCAGGCAGAAGACCGTAGCCGGTGTAGCTGCTGCTGGCGACCATCGGCGACGTGCGCACGTTCCACGACGTCGCACCGGTGATTCGAGCCTTTCGGGGGAATGTCATATTCGTCTGCTCCTTGTATCGAACGCGAACGGGGACGCTGCGCGACCATCGGCGAGCGTTCGCCTCAGCTATGTCGAGCACGTTCTTCGTCGTGCGGAGATTCGCTCCGCCAGTGCCGCGGAAGAGCGGATCGTGGTATTCGGTTTCTGACAGCCGAACAATCCAATGCCCGAAGTCGCCGTTCACCTGATAGCGGATGTCGAGCGATCGGTAGTCCACGAGCGCGATGTAGGGATACGTCGCCATCGCGTCCGTGACGAAGTCAACGCCGAGGTAATCGCCCATTCTCACCAGATCGGTTGACGTCGTGCCATCCTGCGCAGCATCGAACATGCGCGAAAGCGTCGTCACCGTTTCCGAAGCGACGACGCTTGCATCGGTCGCGCCTGCGAGCATGACGACTGCAGCAGGTCCGCAGTCGTTCGCGCGCGGTGCGTTGTCGATCTGGTTGATGTAGGGGACGATCATCAGTCGTCTCCGCGCATGCGATCGATTTCGCGCGCAAGCGAATCCAGCTGAAGCGAGATGCGCGAGATCGTGCTCGCCAGTTCGTCCAGCTTCGCCAGCACTTTTTCTTCCCGTGCCATCAGCCGCTCTTCGCGTCGGTTGCTTGTGTAGAGCGTGTAGAGCAGCAGGAAGGCGAACATCGCAGGGACGCCGCCATTGGTGAGAAGTGAAACGATCGTCGCCTCAGGCATCGCAGGAACCTCCGTCGATGTCCGTCGAATCGAGCGTCATCATCGCGGCGAGCTCCACGTCTTCCTCGGTGAATTCACCGGGATCGAAATCTCCGTTCAGCTCCTGAATGCGCTTCACGCGGCTGAGCAAGTGCTCGATGGAAGCGAGCGCGGAATAGCCGAGTCCTTCGACAGCGTAGCCGTCAACGGTCGCCGACCACAACGCGCCGTACTGTGCGACGCGAACGATGAATTCGAGGTCGTCCCCCTCTTCGACGTAATCGACCAGGCTAACCATTCGCCGACTCTCCCTTGCGCTGCGCACCGTGTGCGATCTGCTGCACGATGATCGCTCCTGCGGCGATGACCATCTGCACGTACGGCTCGATCTGCGCGGTGACGTCTGGCTGCGCAACGAGGTAATCACGAGCTGCGATTGCAAGCGCTCCGATTACGACAGCGATGCTAAACGCGACCATCTGCTTACCGTTCGCAGACAGCTGCTGGAACGATGCGATGCGCTCCAGAAGAAACGCTGACACTGCGGCGGCGCCCGCTCCCGCCAGCCACGTTAGAACTTCAATCACACTCATGATCCCCCCTATAGAACAAATATTCTACCCCGAATGATGCTCGATTCTCGCGCGCGCGATGCGAGCGTATTCGTCGTTCTGCTCCACTCCGACGACGTGTCTCCAGCCTGCGCGAATCGCTCCGATGCATTCCGATCCGCTTCCAGCGAACGGCACTAGCAGCCGTGATTCGACGTGTGCAGGCGGAACGATGATCTTGGCCAGGTATTCGGTGAGCGCGAGCGGCTTTACAGTTGGGTGATGGTTTGCGACGACTCCGTCATTTCGCTCTTTCTTCCCTGCCTTCGCGCAGTAGAAGAAACGCTGAGCGTCGCCCATGATCTCGGCGATGTCGTCGCTGCCGTCGTGCAGGATGTTCGCAGGCCAGCGGCCGATGTATGAATGTGGGGGAATC